TTCTCCGAAACCGGGATGCGCGCCCTGTTCAAGGGCATTCTCAAGCTCGTCGTAGAAAATCAGGACCGAGCGCGGGTGGTGCGCCTTCGCAATCAATGGGTGCCGATTGACCCGCGGTCTTGGAACGCCGACATGGACGTCGAGATTGATGTCGCCCTCGGCGGCGGCACCGAGGAGCAGCAGGTCTCTGTGCTGACCGCCATCGCCCAGAAGCAGGAGCAGATCCTGCAGACGATGGGGCCGCAGAACCAGCTGGTGACGCCGCAGCAGTACCGGAACACGCTCGCGCGTCTGGTGCAGGCATCTGGATACAAGAACGCCGACGAGTTCTTCTCGAACCCGTCGCTGATGCCGCCCCCGCCGCAGCCGCCGCCCCCGCCGCCTGACCCGGCGATGATATTGGCCGAGGTGGAGCGCCAGAAGATCATGGCGGACATCCAGAACAAGCAGGCGGAGCTGGAGCTCAAGCGCCAGCAGATGCTGCTCGAGGATGACCGCGCGCGCGACAAGCAGGAGGCCGAGATGATGCTGCGCGCCTACGAGATCCAGCTGAAGAGCGGCACGGCGGTGGATGTTGAGAGCATCAGGGCGATGATGGCCGAGCCGCGCGTGGCGAGCCCGAGCGTGCAGCGCCCGGTGATCCCTGAGATTCTGCCGCCGGAGCCGTTCCCGCCGATGCAGATGCAGCCGCCTGTTTCTGTTGAGTCGGCGGCCATGCCGCCGCAGTTCCCTGGTGTTTAACTTTCGAGGGCAGATAGATGACGATCAAAGCTGAAGACCTTAACGGCCAGTACTTGGACGCGGTGGGGCTGGGCGCCTCGCAGGCCGTCGCCTACACGGGCACGGCGGCGGCCTCCAACGCATTCAACGCGCAAACCAGCGTGGTGCGCGTGGTGGCGACCACCGACTGTTTTATCTCCACCGGCGCAAACCCGACCGCCACGACGAGCAGCGCGTACCTGCCTGCGGGCACGGTTGAGTATATCCGCGTCAACCCGCAGGATAAAATCTCTGCGGTGCGGCGCAGCGCCGACGGCACGCTGTACGTGACGGAGACAAACTAATGCTTAACAGCCAAGGATCGCTCAACAGGCTAGGCGCTAACCTGCGCAACCCTTACGGGCCGTCTGCGGCTTCGCTTAATCTCGACTTCACGGCGTCCAACACGCTCGACTCCCGCATCAGCTTCACCCGCGCAACCACGGCAACCTATTTCAACTCGTCTGGCGTACTGTCTACGGCGGCATCTGGCGAGGCTCGTTTCGACTACAACCCCACGACGCTTGCACCGCAGGGCTTGCTCATTGAGGAGCAGCGCACCAATTCCATCCGCAACAACACGATGGTGGGTGCAGTGGCGGGTACGCCGGGGACTAACCCGACAAATTGGGATATTACTGTTAGCCCTTCTGGCATCACAACAGAAATTGTTGGAACAGGCGTAGAAGATGGAATCACATATATAGATGTGCGGTATTTCGGCACGGGAAGCGGCAGTGCATCACCGCAAATTCGCCCGGAGACAACTACTGGTATTGTTGCTGCGGCAGGGCAAACTTGGACTGCAAGTTATTATTTAAGAATTGTGGGTGGGTCTACTACGGGTTTATCAGCGTTTTCTCAAATTTGGCAAGAACGAGACGCCGCAGGGGTCGCATTAAATACGGTTACTGTTACCATTTCTGCCCCAACCACAGCAGCATTAAAAACGCAACGCAGTATCTTAACCAGAACATTGACTGATGCTGGCACTGCTAGGCTAACAAACCGAATTCAATGGACATTTACAAACGGAGTGGCTGTTGACATCACCCTCCGCATCGGCCTGCCCCAACTAGAACTCGGCGCATTTGCCACTTCGGTCATCCCCACCACCACCACCGCCCTCACGCGCAACGCAGATGCAGCGAGCATGACGGGGACTAATTTTTCGGATTGGTATAACGCGGTGGAGGGGACTTTGTATGTGGAAGCAAATACGCCAGATTTTGCTGTTGCGTATGTTTTTGCAGACATAAATAGCAATTCGCTTACTAATTACATTAGACAATCAACTTCATCACTTGGAACCATTAGCCAATTTGTTGTATCTGATAGTGGAACAGCAGTAGCCTCTCCGGGTGTGTCCGTTACGCTAGGGTCTGTCAGAAAAGCGGCTGGAGCGTATATATTGAATAGCATCCAGCAAAGCGTGAATGGTTCATTGGGGACACAAGACACAAGCGCCACAATTCCGGCAGGTTTAACGCAACTTAACATTGGGTCGCGGTCAACGGGCGCAAACAATGTAAACGGCACCATCCGCCGCATCGCCTACTACCCCGTCCGCCTCGCCAACACCACCTTGCAGGCACTCACGGCATGAGCGACTACTACCTCCGCGCAACCACCGCCGCAGCCCTCTACAGCGCACTAGAGGCGGCAGGGGTCGTGACCCAAGGCGAGGGCGGCTGGCATGTCACAGACGGCCACAGGTACGCGCTCGATGTCATAGGCGCGATCTACGCGCCGACCGGCAAGATGCTGCGAGGGAATGAGGGCGAAGTGCCGGAAATGAAACTGCTAGACGGTTTTCATGCTAATTTGCGTGTCATAGATGCAAGCAATTTTGATGCTAATATGCTTAACAAAATAGCAATCAATGTGCCTACTAATCCGGCAAGAGGGTGGGCGTAGTGAAGGAGCTGAACCCGTTTTCTGCGCCCGTCCCAAACCCTGCGCCGCAGGGTTACGCGCCGCAGTACATCAACCAATTCCAGAACCAGAACCGGCTGTACTTCACGCAGATCGACAATGTGAACCGCGAAATCTTGCCGGCTATTCATAGCTTGAATGTTTTGCATTGGATCTCGGTGAACTGATGGCGAACTTCCAAGACATCGTGGGCCTGCGCCTCGGGCGCGCGCAACTGACGACCAGTTACGCGACCGTGTACACCTGCCCGGCGGACAAGCGCGCGTACATCAAGGACATCAACCTGTGCAACGCGCACTCAGGCAACAGCAAGGCGTTTGTGGCGATTGTGCCAACCGGCCAGACCGCAGGCGTAGCGTTCGAGATATTTAGCGAGTTTCAGATGAACGCCAACACCACGCACAGGTGGACCGGGCTGCAGATAATGAACGCCGGGGACACGATCCAGGTGAAGGGCAGCGACGCTAACCACATAACGGTATACATCAGCGGCGCGGAGGCCGTCTAATATGAGCAGCGCATTCATGGGGCAGAGACAGCAGGCCTCGCCGATGGGCTACGGCGGCTACAGCGGCGGCTACTCGCCCCCGCAGAGGATTGAGCCGTCCTATGGCGGCTACGACCCGTTCGGCGGCGGCGGCTATGGCGGCGGAATGGGTGGCTATGGCGGCGGCATGGGCGGCTTCAACCCGTTCGGCGGCGGCGGCTACGGCACGCAATTCGGCGGCTATGACATGGGCGGCGGCGGCGGCTTTGGCGGCTACGGCGGCGGGATGCGCGCGCCGGCCTACGAGCCGACCATCAACGACGCATTCTCCCGCTACTTCTCGCAGCAGTACTATGGCGGTCCTGCCTTCGACCCGTTCGCGGCGACCTCCTTTTTTGGCGGCGGGTATGGCGGCGGATTCGGCTTCGGCGGCGGTGGTCGCCGTGGCGGCGGGATGGGCGGACGGATGCGCCGCCGGCGGCAGATGTTCGAGGACCTCTTCCAGCCGGAGAATACGCCGCTGCCGCAGCCGATGCCGGTCGAGGACACACGCGCGCGGATTCAGCCGATGCCGATTGGCGGCGGCGCTTTCCAGCCGGGCGGCGGCGGGCAGCGCATCGAGATGGGCGCGGCACAGCCCACCACGGGCGGCAGTTTGTTCTCGTCGTTTACCTCAACTCAACCAACTACGCTGCCTTACAGCAATGTCAACCCGTATGCCAACGAAACCGATGCACAAAGAAATAAGCGCATTAACGATTTAATTGGTATGCCGCAGCCCGATTTGATGATGCGCCCAGCTGTGATGCCGCAGCCGTACATGGGTACAGATGTTGATTCCATCATGCCGGTGCAGATGCAGGACACGCCGGTGCAGTCGGCTCCGGCGTATGCGCCAGCGCCGTACATTCCACCCGCTCCGTCCTACATGGAGCCAGCGCCGTACATTCCGTTTGCTCCGTCCTACATGGAGCCAGAGCAGTACATCCCGCTCAACATAGCGCCGAGGTTTTCCCCGTTCGCCCGCAGCAGCCGGGAGATGCTTGAGTTAGACTTCTGACGATTTTTTAACACGAGAGGTTCATGCCATGAAGCCCGGACTCTATGCCAACATAAACGCCAAGCGCGCGCGGATCGCCGCCGGCAGCGGCGAGAAGATGCGCAAGCCTGGCGCCAAGGGCGCGCCGACCGCCGCGGCCTTCAAGGCCTCGAAGAAGACGGCGAAGAAACGCGGGTGAAGACGCCGGCGTGGCAACGCGCCGCCGGGAAAAACCCGCGCGGCGGATTGAACGCCAAGGGGCGCGCGTCGTACAAGGCGCAGACCGGCGGCACGCTGAAGGCGCCCGTCAAGGGAGCGCCGGACTCGCCGCAGGAGATGCGCCGCAAGGGTTCATTCTTGACGCGCATGGGCTCGATGCCCGGGCTTCTGGTGGACGAGCAGGGCGACAAGACGCGCCTCAAGCTGAGCCTCGAGGCGTGGGGGCACCGTGGAGACAAGGCCAGCGCCGTCGCCAAGGGGCGGCGGTTGTTGGAGAGATACCGAGGGACGAAGGGTGGCTGAACGAAAGGCATGGTGGGAGATCCTGCGCGACCAGTTTGCGTCGCGCGGGCTGCTTGACCCAGAGTCGGAGCGGCTGCAAGAGACCGCGCAAGCCGCCCCTGCCGTGCAGCGCCAAGCGCGCGGGCTGCTGTCTCTCGACCCGCAGGCCGAGAGCGACACCGTGCTCGAGATGGGCCTCGGGGCGCTGCCCGGCGTCGGCCAGGCGATGGCGCTGCGCGACCTGGAGCGCGCGCGCCGTGACAGAGACCCCGTTGCGGGGGCCCTTGCCGCGAGCAACTTCATCCCGTTTGGAAGCATCCTTTCTCGTATGCGGCGAGGCGGAGACGACGGGCAGGTGGCAATGGCCGCCGACGGAAGCTCGTTTCCGACGGAAATGCAGCCCCCGAAGGATGAGCAATACTTCAACCTTGAGGGGTTGACCACGCAGCCATCTAGAAAGGTCGAGATTCCGAGGTATGAGCCTCCGCGCGGCGCCCCCGGGTATATGCAGCGGCTGGCAAAAAATCAAAAGGCCTATGACCAGATTTTAAACTGGGCGCGCCGAGGCATGACCGAAGAGGGCCTCGGGTGGTACAACACGGACGCACTCAGGGATGAGTTTGTCAAAGAATTTGGCGAAGATGTCGGCCAGAAAAACTACGAGAAGTACATAGACCTTGTTGCGGCCACCAGCGCCGGCGCAAAGACCCCGGCAAACGCAAAGATCGCCTCTTATTACTACCAGCAAGCGGTAAGGGGCGAGCCCGCCGTCAAGCCGCCGAAGGGCTCCGGCTATGGGCACAAGGCCCAGAACCTGCACTTCAAGAACGCCGCAGAAATACTCGCCGGCGGCCAGCTTGACCCGATAAAAAACCCCAAGAGATTCACCTTCGGCGAAAACTTGAAGGGGAACTGGGACTATGCGACGGTGGACAAGCACAACGTCAGGGCGTTTGCTATCGCATCCAAGGACCCGGAGTTCATAAACAGCAGGCTGGCCGACCCAAAGGGCACCCCGAAGCCTTCGTGGTGGAACGAAAAAAAGCACGGCGCGTGGGATGCTCAATCTTTCAACCCAAGGGAGTTTGTACAGACCAACAAGGTGAAGTGGGAGACAATCCCGCCGACCTGGTTCAAGGAAGCGCCGAGCAAAACAGACTACAAGGCATTCGAGGAGCTGAACAAAAGACTCGCGAAAGACCTTGGGGTATCGCCGGCGGCCGCCCAGGCTGCACTCTGGCTCGGCGCCGGAGAGGTCACCGGGCTCGGGTCTCCGCCTATTGCCTTCATGAAGGTCCTCGAGGAAAGACTCGCCGCCACCGCAAAAAAGCGCGGAATCACGAGAGAGAAGGCGCTGAAGGACTTCATCCAAGGAAAGGCGCCGCTCGCGAAAAACAAGCAGCAGCAGGTCCAAGATGGGCTGCTGTCACAACAAGATCAGGGGAGCATGTATGCCTAGCAAGTCCGCCAAACAAGCTCGCCTCATGGCAGCCGCCGCGCACTCCAAGGAGTTTGCCAAGAAGGTGGGCGTGCCGATGAAGGTCGCCAAGGAGTTCAACAAGGCCGACAAGGGCGGCAAGCTCTTGAAGCGCGCCATGAAGAACCGCCCCAAGACCGGGCTGCTGGCTTGAGCGAGCGCAACCCGTACATCGACGCCGGCAAGGGGGTGCAGGCCAAGGAGCTGCTCGAGAACCCCATCATGGTCGAGGCCTTCGCCGAGCTCGAGCGCCGGTACATGGATGCATGGCGGCAGAGCAAGCCCGCCGACCAAGAGGAGCGCGAGCGTCTGTGGCTCGCGGTCGGCATCCTGGCCGAGATCCAGCGTCACCTGCGGGTGGTGATCGACAACGGCGCCATCGCCAACCGAGACATCGACAAAATCTCTGGTAGACGGTGACAATGGGGTCATGAGCACTACCGGCACGGGTACACCCCCGGGAAACGTACAGTCCACGCAAGATGTCTTCGAGCAGATGCTCGCCGCCGATGAAGGCGAAAACGAGCAGCCCGAAACGGAAGGCGTGGTGGAAGATGAGCCCGAGTTAGCGGCAAGCGAGTCCGCCGACGAGGGCGAGCAGACCGAAGGCGAGGAGGATGCCGAAGAGGCGCCCCAGCCGGGCCAGACATTCCGCGTCAAGGTTGACGGGGAAGAAGTCGATGTCCCGCTGGATGAGCTGCTGAAGGGTTACTCCCGCACCGCGGATTACACGCGCAAGACGCAGGCGATCGCTGAGGCCCGGAAACAGGCACAGCAAGAGTCAGCCCTGGCGCGGGAAGAGCGGCAACGGTATGCGCAGACCTTGGCAGCCCTGGAGGGCACGCTCAAGTCGCTGCAACCGCCCGAGGTTGACTGGGAGAGGCTCTACGCCGAGAACCCGGTCGAGTGGGTGAGACAGCGCGAGCTAGTGCGGTCCAGGCAAGAGCAGGCGGCGTGGGTGCAGACCCAGAAGCAGGCTCTGGTGGAGCAGCAGCAGGCGGAAGAGAGAGCGGAGGCCGAGAAGACCCTCGAGTCCGAACGCAGCAAGCTCTTGGAGGCCATGCCAGAGTGGCGCGACGCTGACAAGGCGCGCGCCGAGAAGGCGAAGATCGTCGAATATGCCACCGAAAGACTCGGCTTTACGGTCGAGGAGATTTCGGACATCTACGACGCCCGGGCCGTCCTGGCGCTGCGCAAGGCGATGATGTTCGACCAGCTGATGAGCAAACGCGATCAGATGCGTCCGCAGATCATCCAGAAGGCCAAGCCCATGAGGGCCGGAGCCGCCTCCACGCCGCAGTCGTCCAAGGTCGTCGCATCGAAGGCCGCTTTTTCAAGACTCGCAAATAGTGGCAGCAAGCGCGACGCTGCTGCCGTGTTTGAACAATTTTTGGAGTAATGGACAATGAGTCAGACCGCTAATACGTTCGATACCTTCGGCGCCAAAGGTATCCGAGAGTCGCTCTCGAATGTGATCTACAACATCTCGCCGGAAGAGACGCCGTTCATGTCGAACATCGGCCGCGAGAACGTCAAGAACACCTACTTTGAGTGGCAGACGGACTCGCTCGCCGCCGCTTCTACGACCAACGCGCAGATCGAAGGCGACGACGTGTCGTCCTACGACTCGACCAGCGCGACGACCCGTATCGGCAACTACACGCAGGTCAGCCGCAAGACGCTCATCCTCTCGGGCACCCTCGAGTCGGTGGACAAGGCTGGCCGTCGCTCGGAGCTGGCCTACCAGCTTGCCAAGCGTTCTGCCGAACTGAAGCGCGACATGGAGTCGATCATGCTCTGCAACCAGAAGGCCGATGGCGGCTCCTCTGGCGTGAGCACGGCGCTCCGTAAGACGGGCTCGCTCCTTGCCTTCTTGAAGTCCAACACGGACAAGGGCACGGGCGGCGCTGATCCGTCGTACACCACGCAGCCGAACGCGACCCGCACGGACGCGACCGACGCCAACCTGCGCACGTTTACTGAGACGATTCTCAAGAGCGTGATTCAGAAGGTGTGGGCCGCTGGCGGTACGCCGAAGATTCTGATGGTCGGCCCCGTCAACAAGCAGCGCGTTTCGGGCTTCGCGGGTATCGCGGAGATTCGTCGCGAAGTGACTGGCAACAAGCCTGCAACCATAATCGCCTCAGCGGACGTTTATGTGAGCGATTTCGGGAACGTGGCCACCGTGCCTAACAGGTTCATGCGTGAGCGTGATGCTTTCGTGCTCGACCCCGAGTACGCCAGCGTTGCCTTCCTGCGTCCCTTCCAGACCGTGCAACTTGCGAAGACCGGCGACGCCGAGAAGCGCATGATCCTCGTCGAGTGGGGCTTGAAGGTCAACACCGAGGCCGCGCACGGCCTCGCGGCTGACCTCACCACGACCTAATCGGGTGATGTAAACTCGGGGGCGCCGGTAATTGTGCCGGCGCCCTTTGAGTTGAGGTGAACATGCAATCGACGGGCAAGAAGCTTTTTGACTTTGACCCGACGACAGGCACCACGAAGTGGTGGCACTACGACGCCGACTCTGACGAGGCGACCATCGAGACGGTCTTCGAGGTCGGCGACATCGTAGAGCAGAACAAGGCCCAGTATTCAGCGACCGACGAGAGGACGCGCTGGGGCGAGTGGAGCAAGGTGGCCTCGATACCGATGCCGTTGTTCTACCGGCTGAAGAGTCAGGGCATCGTTGACGACCCGAAGAAGATGAAGGCCTGGCTGAACGACGCAGACAACAGGTTTTTTAGAACACGACCGGGGCGCGTATGAGCCGCTCGGTCGCAATTTTAGTCCCAGCAAGGGACACGGTGATGACCTCGTTCGCCTATGACCTAGCGCGCGCGATGTCGTTCCACACCGCGACAACGGACGACCGTGTGCTGCTTTACACCTCGCACGGGACTCTGATCGCCTCTCAACGGATGGAGCTTGCGCGGCAGGCTCTGGAGGAGAAGGCGGACTATCTCCTCTGGCTTGACTCAGACATGCGGTTCCCGAGGGAGACCATCGGGCACCTCATGCTGCGCGACAAGCCGATCGTGGCCGCGAACTATGCGACGCGCCGTATGCCGGTCAAGCCGGTGGCGATGATGGACAACGACGGCGAGATCGGGCGGGTGTATACCGCGCCGGACTCTGAGGGGCTCCAGCCGGTGGATTACATCGGCATGGGGGTGATGATGGTGAAGCGCGAGGTGTTCGAGAAGGTGGAGGCGCCGTGGTTTGCGATCCCCTACAGCACCATCGGGAATCACTACATCGGCGAGGACGTGTTTTTCTGCCGCAAGGCGCGCGAGGCGGGATACGAGGTACTCGTGGACCATGACCTCTCGCACCAGGTTAAGCACATCGGGACCTTCGAGTATTCACACGAAGGCGCATGGGCGATGAAGGAACAGGTGGATGGCTCTAACATCATACAGCGCGCTTAGGGCGAGCATCGCCGACTGGCTGAACCGGGACGACCTGACGTCGGTCATCCCGGACTTCATCTCGTTGGCCGAGGCGCAGCTCGAGCGCCGTCTGCCGACGCAGAAGATGGTCAAGCGCGTGGATATTACTATCAGCGCGCAGTTCACCACGCTCCCGTCTGACTTTCTGTCTGCAAAGTCGCTGGTGCTGACCTCGACGGCTCCCGTGCAGCAGCTCGTGTTCTTGACCGAGGACGAGCTTGACGCGAAGAAGACCGTCTACCGCACGACCGGCAAGCCGCAATATTTTGCGCTGATTGCAGACCAAGTCGAGACGCTGCCGCCGCCCGACACTAGCTACACCGCAGAGCTGACATATGTGGCAACTCTTGCCAAGCTCTCGGACTCCAATGCCTCGAATTGGATATTGGAGCGCCACCCTGATGTGTACCTCTACGGGTCGCTGCTGCAGGCGGCCCCGTACCTGCGCGACGACGAGCGCGTCGCCCTCTGGACCCCGCTCTACGGGCAGGCCATCGAGGACATGATCCTGCAGAACGAGCGCGCGGCATTCAGCCAGGGGCGCATTTCCATGACAGTCAAGCCGACGCGGGTGATCCCGTAGTTTAGCGCTGCCGGCAAAGACTAAAAAATTCACACAGAGAATCCGGCCTATTTAGGGGCCGCCTGAGGGTAGCAAGCATGGCTGACACAACCACCACCAACCTTGGCCTGACGAAGCCGGAAGTCGGCGCATCGGCGGACACTTGGGGCGGCAAGATCAACACCAACCTGGACCTCGTGGACGGACTGTTCGCCGCCGCCGGCAGCGGCACCTCGGTGGGGCTCAATGTCGGCGCCGGCAAGACGCTGGCGGTGGCCGGGACGATGACAGTTACCGGATCTGCGTCGGTGGTTTTCGCTGCCGGTTCTGCCGCAGCGCCGTCTATCACCACGACCGGCGATACAAACACCGGCATCTTCTTTCCCGCCGCAGACACGATTGCCTTCACGGAGGGCGGCGCGGAGTCGATGCGGATTAGTTCGTCAGGAAATGTTGGTATCAGCGAAGGCAACGCCCCGACACAAGTTTTGAGCCTTTATCGCAGCGGCTCAACCAACGCCATTATGTCTGCTGGCAACAGCAACACAGGTCTTAACGGTACGCTGTTTGGCGTGGACACGACTGGCAACGCCATCGTCAACCAGACGCAAAACTTTGCGACGATTTTCAGCACCAACAACACGGAACGCGTTCGTATCGACTCCTCCGGCAACCTCGGCATCGGGACGAGTTCGCCTAGCGCAAAACTCCATGTTGTCGGCAGTCAATACCGTCAGAACGATTCCACGGGTTCGTTCGGCTTCACGCTCAACACGACGAGCAGCACCACGACGCTTGCCACGCTGTTTGGTGGGTCATCTTTTGCTATTCAAACTGGTGGAAGCGGTACAAATCAACTCACGCTCGACTCCTCCGGCAACCTCGGCATCGGGACGAGTTCGCCGTCCGTGCGGCTGCATAGCAAGTCCAGCCTCGCGGAAAACACCATCATCGAAGGCACGACTGCGCGCGGCGGCGGTAATGTGTATGCCTCGTTCTACGACCCGACCGGGCGCAAGGGCTATTTCGGATACAGCGGGTCTGACGATTCGTTCAACTTCGTCAACGAAATGAACGCTTATATGTTGTTTGGCACCAACGGCAACGAGCGTATGCGAATCGACGCGAACGGAAACATCGTCGCAGGCGCATCTGCCGCCCTCGCCACGACCGCGACCAACGGCTTCCTCTATGTCCCGACCTGCGCGGGTACGCCGACCGGAACGCCGACCGCAATCACGGGCATGGCACCCATCGTCGTAGATACCACCAACAACAAACTCTACTTCTACAGCACCGGCGTTTGGCGCGATGCTGGCCCGTAACACACAGGAGCGCACATGGAAATCACCCTCACCCTGACCCGCGACGAAGTGCAGGCTATCCTGCAAGTGCTTGGGCAGTTGCCGACGAGCAGCGGCGCGTGGCCTTTGGTGGTGAAGGTCAAGGAGCAGGCCGACGAGCAGCTCAAGGAGCAGGAGCCGTGACCACACCCATCGAACGCGTCGGAGACATCGCCGCAGCCGGCAGCGTGACCGCCGCCAGCGTGTCGTGGATGACCCAGGCCAACGAGATCATCTCGCTGCTTGCCGGGCTCATCGCAATATGCGCCGGCTGCTTCGCGATCGCCGTGCACTTCAAGAACCTGAGGAAGCCCTGATGGAGCCACGCTGGCTCATCGCCGCGCGCGCCTTCCTCGGCCTGCGGGAGATCCCCGGCAAGGCGACCGCGCCAACCATCGCCCGCTGGCTGCGCGAGCTCAAGGCGTGGTGGTCGGATGATGAGACCCCGTGGTGCGGCACCTTCGTCGCCGCCGTGCTCGAGGGCGAGGGCATCAAGCGCCCAAAGCATTGGTACCGCGCAAAGGCGTGGCTCGACTGGGGCGATTATATCCGTGAGCCCGCCGTGGGCGCTGTCGTTATCCTTGATCGCAAGGGCGGCGGCCACGTCGGGTTCGTGGTCGGAAACGACGAAGCCGGGCGCCTGATGGTGCTCGGCGGGAACCAGGGCAACGCCGTGACGGTGGCGCCATTTAATCGTGCCCGGGTGCTTGGCTATCGCTGGCCCCCGGGCTTCACCGTGCTGGGCGGCCCCATGCCGCTCATCGCATCCAACGGGGCGAAGGCCTCGGCCAACGAAGCGTAGGAGATGAACATGAACGCAGAACAAATCGCCGGGATCGTCCGCGCCGTCGTGGCCGCCATCGGCGGCTACCTTGTCGGCAAGGGCCTCGCCGACGCCGAGACCGTCGCCGCCGTGGGCGGCGCGCTCGCCACCCTCGCCGTGGCGGCGTGGTCGGTGCTGTCGAAGAAGAAGCCCGAGGCGGCGTGAGGATCTGGCTGGGGGCGGCTCTGGCGCTTGCGCTGGCCGCCCTCGGCTGGGCCGGGCACCGGTCGGCCTACCAGAGCGGCCACGAGGCTGGCTCGGCGGCCGTGAGGGCAGAGTGGCACCTTGAGCGGGCGAAGGCCGCAGAGGCCGCCAGAGAGGCCGAGGCGCTGATTTACGCCCGGCACCAGGAGGTGGAGCGTGGACTCACGGACAAGTTGGACGATGCTGATCGCCGTGGCCGCGAGCTTGCTCGCCGGCTGCGCGACGCCCGCGCCGCCCCCGGCGTGCCCGCCGCCTGTCCCGGTGCCGCCGCGGCTGATGTCGCCCCCGGAGAGTCCGGCGACGCGCGAGCGATTGACGAGGCTCTTATCGATCACCTCGAAGCCTGCGAGAGAGACGCCGAGCGGCTCGCCGAGCTCCAGAGACTGACAGAGGACTGATGTGGCACTTATTCCGCTGAACATCCAGCCGGGCGTGTACCGCAACGGCACCGAGTACCAGAGCCGTGGGCGCTGGCGCGATGCTAGCCTTATCCGCTGGTACGAGAACACCATGCGCCCGGTGGGCGGCTGGCGTAAGCGCGCCTCGGGGCAGGTCACGGGCAAGTGCCGCGGCCTCTTGGCGTGGCGCACGAACGCTAACGCGCGCTGGATCGGCATCGGCACGCACACCAAGCTCTTCGTTATGAACGAAGCCGGGACCATCACCGACATCACCCCGACCAGCTTCACGACCGGCAACGCCGACGCGGTGCTGAACCTGGGTTATGGCGGCGGCCCCTACGGCTTGTTCGCCTATGGCACCCCGCGCGCGGATACGGGCACGGTGACGCCGGCCACGACTTGGACGCTCGACAACTGGGGCGAGTACCTGCTGGCGTGCAGCAACGCCGACGGCAAGATCTACGAGTGGGACCTGCTCGTGGCGAACGACGGCGTGGCGCTTGCTAACGCGCCGGTCAGCAACAAGGCCGTGCTCGTGACGGCCGAGCGGTTTGTGTTCGCCCTCGGCGCCGGCGGCAACGCGCGAAAGGTGGCCTGGTCCGACCAAGAGGACAACACGACCTGGACGCCCTCGATCACGAACCAGGCGGGCGATATCGAGCTCGAGACGGTCGGCTCCATCGTGACCGGCAAGCGCCTGCGCGGCGTGAACCTGATATTCACGGATGTCGACGTTCACACGGCCCAGTACCAGGGTCCGCCGTATGTGTATGGCTTTGAGCGGATCGCGACCGGCTGCGGCGTAATCAGCGCGCAGGCGGTGGCGGCGGTGGAGTCGGTCGCCTACTGGTGGTCGCCCTCTGGCTTCTTCATGTACGACGGATTCGTGCGCCCGCTCAAGTGCGAGGTGCTCGACTATGTGGTGAACAACCTCTCGCAGACCCAGCGCTCAAAGGTGTACGCCGTCGCAAACAACCAGTACGGCGAGGTCTGGTGGTTTTACCCGAGCGCCTCAAACAGCGAGTGCGACTCCTATGTGTCGTACAATTACCGCGAGGGGCATTGGTCCATCGGCACCCTGGCGCGCACCGCCGGCACCGACCGCGGCGTCTTCAGCTACCCGCTGATGGTCTCCCCGGACGGCTATGTCTACGAGCACGAGGTCGGCGTCACCTACGACGGCACGGCGCCGTTCGCGCGCTCTGGCGCCATTGAGCTGGGCGGCGGCGAGCGGCTGATGGTGGCGCGGCAGGTTATCGCCG